GAGATTGAGCAGTTGATCCGTATATCTAACCATCCAACACTGGTGAAGACTTACGACACTGACGCATCAGCAGGGGCAGGTGGCATTGTCCATATGCCTGATGAACTCGATCCAAACCTCAAGCCATTCATGCTGCAACCTAGTGGTCAGAACCTATCTGCGATTCACGAATCAATGAAGGCCAAGGTAGAGGCAATCAATCGCATGGCACACCTAGGTGCTGTTCGTGGTACTGACGCTGTGAAAGCATCAGGTATTGCTTTGCAGACTGAGTTCCAATTACTGAATGCTCGATTAGCTGAGAAGGCTGATCTACTCCAGTTGGCAGAAGAACAAATTTGGTTCTACGTTTGCATATGGTCTGGTGTCACACCTGACGTAGAAGTGAATTACCCTGATTCGTTCGACATCCGTGATTACCCGAATGAACTGTTGTTCTTGCAACAGGCTCGTGCATCTGGCGTTCAATCACCTACGTTCACCCGTGAAGTCGATAAGATGATCGTTGACCTGGTACTTGATGACGAACTACTGCATCAAGCACACGAGGAAATCGATGCTGCTAGAACGCTTGGAGACTTCAGTCCAACTGAAGAACAGTAAATGGCTGCTGACCTCGATCATGCCAGAATCGTTGATGCGTTAGGTAACACGCATGAAAGACGGATGCTCGACATACTGCAAACCTTGGAAAACAGGCTTGCGGGCTATATGGTCACTGCGCCAGTACAACAGGGCAAGTTGTTCGATCTGGTCTGGGCGGTACAAGCCAGAGCCGACATCGAGCAAATCATGCGTGAAACCTACCTTACGCAAGCAGACCTCAACGTCCGTGAATACAACCAAGTCGTTGAGTCANTCGGAGCNATGTTCGAGGAATANCANTCGTTCGTGGGTGTCCCGCCAGAAGTTGTCACGAATCTACAAAGGATATCGTTCCAAGGGTTTCAGGACATTGCTGTCACGTTTTCAGACGAACTCGCAAACGAGGTCTACCAGAATACGCTTGTTGGCCGCCCTGTGGATGAGTCCATTAAAAACGTCAGACAAAAGATCAATGGCGTTTATATCCAATCAGATCAGGCGGAAGTGCAGAGGCTTGTGAACATTGCTAACTCTGCATCAGATCAGGCTGAAGAAGCAGTCCGTCAACTCCATCAGATTTATGCCGCAGATCGCACAGGCCGTAACATGAGACGTTACGCCACACAGATGGTTCATGATTCAGTGATGCAGTTCGATGCCTCAATCAATGTCGCTGCAGGTAAAGAAGTCGGTGCTGATCGATGGAAATACTACGGATCAGTCATTCAGGACAGTCGGCCTTGGTGTATCAAACACGCAGGAAAAACATTCAGTGAAGATGAAATTCGTAGTTTATGGACTACAAACGAATGGCAAGGTAAAGCACCTGGTGATCCGTTTATTGTTCGCGGTGGGTATAATTGTCGTCATCATTGGCGGCCAGTATTTGATGCGGAGTAATTATGAAGAAATATGGCGGTTTGTATTTGAAATTTGATGAAGGCAAGAAAGTCTGGACATTGCGCGGTCAGATCAAAAAGAACAACAAAACAATTGATGAAGACAGACTTGCTGTATTTGAAACTGACAAAATCGATGACGCTCATCAACAAGCGACAACCTTGATTGCTGAAAACTATCCTGATGAGACTGCCACGATTAAGTTGCCGAAAGGCATCAAACTTAGCGGAGATGACAATGCCATTAGCATTAGAGAAGAAGCTGAAGAAGATTTGCAAGCAACGTGGAATGACTAAGCAACAATGCAACAGTTACGTCTACGGGACTTTGCGAAAAACCGGATGGAAAATCCAAATAACCAACCAACTCGAAAGAGGTAACGTCACATGAGCGATGAAGTCATGGGTAATGAAGGTGTAGAACAAACTGCTGATGCAGTAGAAGCTACGGAGCAAAGTACAAAGGCATTCTCGCAGGAAGAACTGGACGCTATTGTTGAACAGCGACTCATGCGCGAACGCAAGAAGTACGAAAAGAAGTTAGAAGGAGTTGACCTAGATGAAGCACGAAGGTTACTCGAAGAAAAGCAGCAAGCGGAAATCGAACGCCAAAAAGAAAAAGGCGAATTCGAGAAAGTCTTACAGCAACTCGCGGAAAAGAAAGACAACGAGATAAGCCAGTACAAGACCAAGCTGCAAGAAATCCAAGTTGACGGTGCATTGATTAACGCTGCAAGCCAGAATAACGCAGTCAGTCCAGACCAAGTTGTCGCCTTGTTAAAGAGCAAGACACGCCTTGGAGAAGACGGTTCTGTCGAGATTTTGGATAATGACGGATCAGTGCGCTATAATGACTCTGGGACACCAATGCAAGTCAATGATTTGGTATCGGAGTTCCTTACTGCGAATCCACATTTCGTGAAAGCGTCACCTAGTGGCACAGGATCGAAAGGTGCAGCAGGTGGCTCTACACAGAAGCCTTCATCTGTGGCTGATATGCTTGCTTCATGGGAAAATGGTGGCAAAGAAGCGTATGCCGCAATGAAGGGCAAGCGATAATCGTTTGTTTTAATCAACTGATGTAAAGGAGCCGAAAATGGCTAATGAAACAACTACCACTACTCTTGACGATCTGTTCGTCAACATCGTAGCTCAGGCACGATTCACAGCAGAAGAACAATCTCTGCTCCGTAACCTTGTCACTGTTTACAACATTGACGCGCAACCTGGTGTCACAATCCAAGTACCGAAGTATCCTGCTGTTTCTGCTGCAGACCTTACTGAAGGTACGGATATGTCAGCCACTCAAGTATCTACGTCTTCAATTTCTATCACTGTTGCAGAAGTTGGCGCACAGGTGTTCTTGACTGACATGGCTGCTTTCGGTGCAGGTAATCCTGCTGACGAGTTAGGCACAGTTCTTGGTAACGCAATCGCAACTAAGATGGACACAGATGTTATCGGCTTGTTCGATGGCTTCTCAGATTCTTTAGGCGGGACTACTACTGAGTTGACTGCTGCATACTTGTTCCAAGCTGCCGCGAAACTCCGCGCTGCCAAAGCACCAGGACGTTTGGTTGGTGTATTCCACCCATACCAGACCTATGCTTTGAAGGCTAACCTCACTAACACATTCGCTAATCCGAATGGTGGTGATCTTCAGAACGAAGCAATGCGTTCAGGATATGTAGGTACTATTGCAGGTATCGACATCTTTGAATCTGCTAACGTGACTGTTGATGGTTCAGGTGACGCGAAAGGTGCTGTCTTTGCTCCAGAAGCAATCGCAATGGCTATGAAGCGTGACTTCAACCTTGAGCCAGAGCGTGACGCATCTAACCGTGGTTTCGAGCTAAACGCTACTGCCATCTATGGCGTAGGCGAGTTAGACGATGCTTACGGTGTCGAGATGTACTTTGACGCAGGACTCTAGGGTCTGACTAGAGCCGCCCTACGGGGCGGTTCTTTCTAATTTCTGCGAGGTGATTATGGCGTTTTCTAGTGACTCAGATTTAGTTCTTATCGTTCCCGACATCCTTGATCTAGGCATTGAGTCATTTGCTGACGAACACGCTAAGGCAGAAGCCGATATTAAGCGTGAGATTCGTTATAAGTGGTGGCCTCGCACTAACTACAAAGGCGAGATGGACGAGTCATTGCTGACAGAGACGCAATGGACACGCGCTAACGCATATCTAGTCTTGTGGAAGTATGCACTACCTCAGTTGACCAACTGGGTAGACGGGGATCGATTCCGCGAAATGATTTCTTTCTACCGCGATCTATTCGGTCAGGAAATGGAGTCAATCTTCAAAGATGGTGTTGAATACGACTTTGATGAAGATGGCATCATTCAAGACGATGAGAAAGACTTGGTTGTGTCTGGGCGATTGATGCGATGAAAGTTGACGTTCGCATTGATGCGAAACGCCTACAGACTTATATCAAGCGAGCCATTAAAGATATGCCTCAAGAGATTGATCGCGCCTTGTATAAGACAGGTCAGCAAGGGGTAAATGTCATCCTTGATCGTACTGAAAAAGGTACGGGTACAGATGGCGCATTCAAAAGGTACACTCCTGCTTACGCAACGATCAAAGCTGAAGGTTGGCCTGGTACGAAGACTCGCAGAGCATTCGGAGGTGACCCATCTGGCATTGTGAACTTGATGGTGACTGGAGAGATGCTAGGTTCAATGACCGCAACTAAGCCAAAGAATCATCGCACGAGAATCACTTTTTTACGATCTAGTGAGGCAAAAAAGGCTTTCTGGAATAACCGTCAGCGCAAGTTTTTTGAGTTCAATCAAAAAGAAGTGAACAAATTAGGCGGATTCTTTCGCAAGGAATTATTTAAATGAGCAAGCGTGAAAGCATAGCAAGTAACATTGTGACAACACTTCAAGGAGCGACAACTCCTGTTGCTGCTAAGTTGGTGACACGCGAGCCGTTTGACTTCACTGAGTTATCTAACACGCAATTCCCTGCAATTTTGATTCAGACAACAACTGAAGACAGAGCCGATGCAACCATTGGCGATTCGCAGATCACCAGAGAATCTACAATCAGTTATCAGTTAGTCGGTTATGTAAAATCCACAACTATCGACACAGCCAGAAACCAATTGATAGAGATGATTGAAGAAGCATTGGATACAGATAGAACACGAGGTGGCTTTGCTTTAGATACGCAAATCACTTCTATCGAGACTGACGAAGGCTCAATTAGCCCCGTTGGTGGGATTATCGTGACTGTCGAGGTCATGTATAATTTTACTAGAGGCACAACTTGAGCCTCACGAAACGCCTAACGGCACACTAAGCCAAAGGAGATATTCAAATGGCAACACATACTGGTTCAGAGGGCATCGTGAAGTTCGCCACAAGTGGTGGCTCAGTTGCTCAAGTAGCTGAAGTTCGTTCATACACGTTAGAGCAATCTGCTGACACGATTGAAACAACTTCAATGGGTGACTCAAGCCGCACATATACAAGTGCGCTCAAGACGTTCACTATCTCAATGGATTGCTATTGGGATGAGACAGACACCAATGGGCAAGGATCAATTGACGTTTCAACTGAGGTAGACTTTGAACTCTACCCAGAAGGAACAGCGAGTGGAGACACTTACTATTCTGGTTCTGCTATTGTGACTTCTGTTTCAACAACGGCATCATTTGATGGGAATGTTGAAGTTTCATTCTCTGCTCAAGGCACTGGTGCTTTGACAGAAACAACTGTTCAATAAGGTAATTTATGAGCCTAGGAAAGAAACTAATGGAGCTACGATCTGGGCGCGAACGCAAACAGATTGAAGTTTCCGAATGGGCTGAAATCATTCCGTGTATCTATGTGCGTCCTCTGTCAGCAGGGGACGTAGATAAGATTCAGCGAAAGCATAAAGATTTCATTAACAATCCGACTGTCGCTGCTATGGTTGATCTAATCATACTGAAGGCAGAAGACGAGAATGGCGATAAGTTATTCTCATTAGAGGATAAGGCTTTTTTATTGGGTGAAGAATTGAGCGTAATTAGTGCCGTTGCACAAGAGATGTTCAATGACGTTACCTCAGCAGAGGCAGCGGAAAAAAACTAAGAAACGATCAGTTGAGGTTGAACCTCATTGCCTTGGCTGATCGTTTACACAAGACCATAGGCGAGATAGAGGAAATACCTTTATCAGAATTGTACGAATGGATGGCTTATTTTAAGGTGATGGAAGATGGCAGACCAAAAAATTAACATTACCCTTGCCGCGATAGATAAGACCAAAGGCGCATTCGGTACAATTACCAGAAGCATTGGGGCAGTCACATCGGCTGTCTTTTCCCTTAAAACAGCTATTGTCGGTGTTGTCGGTGTTGGCGGTATTGGATTGCTTGTTCGTAACTCCTTGCTTGCTACAGATACTCTGAGCAAAACAGCCAACAAACTAGGCGTAACGACAGAGGCTCTGAGCCAGTTGCGGTATGCTGCTGAGTTGTCAGGTGTTGGCATACAAACAACAGACATGGCTGTACAGCGATTCACAAGACGATTGTCTGAGGCGGCTAACGGTACAGGTGAAGCAAAGGCCGCCTTGATTGAGTTAGGCATCAACGCCAGAGAATTGGGGCAAGTACCACTAGAAGAACAGATGATTGAATTGTCTAAAGCGTTCGGCAATGTTAAATCAAGTTCTGACCAGGTTCGTCTAGCGTTTAAGTTGTTCGACTCTGAAGGTGTGTCATTCGTCAACATACTCAAGCAGGGTGAAGATGGCTTGAGGGCTATGTTCAACGAGGCGACTAACCTTGGCGTAGTCATGTCTTCTCAAGCAGCAAAAGGCGTAGAAGAAGCGAACGATGCGTTCTTCAGGCTACAGAGTTTGTTTGGCGGGATCATCGATCAGATTGTCGCTGCACTTGCTCCTGCTTTAACTGCGCTTGCTGAGATGTTCCAGACCTATCTTGTTGAGGCTATTGGTGAAGCAAACGGATCGATAGAAAAGTTTGGTCAAAATGCCGCTAAATATATCGTAGAAGGTGTCGCAGGAATCCTGGATGTTCTTGCTCAAGCGATCAAGGGATTTGAAGCCTTTATCAATGCACTAGAAGAAAACCGTGTATGGGGCAAGATTACCAAAGATGCTTTCGGGGGCATGAGAACTGATCTAAGTTTATTTGCAGGATCGGTAGAAGATGCAGCCGCTAAGGTTAGAGAATTAGGTTCAGCAATTGGGACAACTACCGCCTCGCAATCAGAAAATGTAGATACAGGCGAAAAGCAAATTTCTACAATTGATCGACTTAGAACAGCTTTTGAGAATTTGAAGCAATCCTCTGATGAGATACAGCGCACATTTGATTCTGCTGTCAAACGAGCATTTGACGGAACAACCAATGCTCTGGCTGATATGGTCATGGGTGCAAAGTCAGCAAAAGATGCGTTCAAGGACATGGCTCGATCTATTGTTGCTGATTTAATTAAGATGCAAATCAAATCGAGCATCACAACGCCATTGTTCAATACAATACAGTCATTCTTGCCAACATCCGGCAAAGCGATTGGAGGCTCTGTTCAAGCAGGTCAACCATATATGGTTGGAGAACGTGGCGCAGAAATGTTCATCCCGAATAAGCAAGGCTCAATTGTTCCTGCTGACAAGATGGGCGGAGGTGGCGATAA